GTTTGACAATATAAACCTCGGTGCCGTAGATGACGGCCACCGGAAGGGAGGTGGAGTCCGAACCACTCTCAGCAGTATCTCCTACGGCAATGATGGTGTCCGGCTCCCGGTCAGGAGGCAGCTCAAAGAAATAATTCAGTTCATCCTTGTTGAACAGAAGACCCTTGGCCTCAAAAGGCTGTTGCTGGAACTCACTCTCAAACTGCTCGGCGGATAGAAGTTCCCTCTGCTCCCGGAAATATGCCGTGGTAAAAATCTTCTGGCCCTCTCGCTCATACTCATAATTACTCTCGTCCGTGATTAGATCGAGAGCCGGAATTTCAATGGCTTTCCAAGGCCAATTCTCCTGCGCCGCATATTCCTGGACACGCCCAATAGGGTCATAGATGGAGTATCGAGTACCAGTGAATACCATGGGCGTACCCTCAATGGCTCGGCCCATAATATCGCCGGAAATCACTTCCCATTTATCATCAAGCCGCTGGCGGTTCTTCGCCTCTTCACGACCCTCCACACAGTCATCCAGATAAAGCACATTCGTAGCCTCGGACAAACCTACCTGACGAGCATCAATGGAACGGCACATGATAGTAGGGAACCGGGACTTGGATTTGAGGTTGATGATCTTCGTGTCCGCTCCGGTCTGCACCAGACGGGCATCCGGGAATACATCATAGAATAGATACTCATTCGGAACCATCAGATATTCTAAGCACCCATTATAGAAGCTCTTTACAAGGTCATCACCGGTTCCCTCCATCAGTGTAGAGCGGTCAGGGAATTTGCCAGAGAGCATATTAACAAAATTGATACCTGTTTGTGACTTTCCCGCTCGTTTCGGCATGGATATTGTTAAAAGACGCAGCTTTTTATCAAGAATATCTTGGAAGCCCTGTACCATGGGTTTCAGATAATGCCTCCGGGGAGCATAGAACCGCTTTTCCGGCTTCCGGTCAAGCTCAATATAGATCATAAAAGCGTCAAAATTATGGGGAGCGTCAAACAGGAGGCTCTTCCTCCATGCTTCATAGAAATGCTCCGCCTCTTTCGGAGAAGTTCTGCGTAACTGCTTTGCCGAGAGAACCCGCAGTTCTTTACTGACCTCGTGCGCCGCTTGAAAATCTTCCGCTTCCCACTGGCGGCAAAGAGATAACAAGTCAATATAGGCGGCATGATCTTCCGGCCTATTTCCAATGTGCCGTTTAATACTGTCTGCCAGTTTCCGATAATCCATAAAATCACCTCAAAAGAAAAAGGGCCACCGGATTTCTCCGATAGCCCGTAATGGCTGTTACTCCCGCCCTTGCGAAAGCCTATTTATCCTTTGTTTTTCTCCACGATGGTCTGTAATTTACTCGCCAAATGGAGCCACATCTTCGGAACTTTATTGGAGATTGTTCCGTTGCTCGGAACCGGACACTGATACCCGGAGCCGTCTTTCAGGAGGATTTGCAGAAAGAACCCGTCTGGTATTTCATGTACGATGGTGCTGGACTTTGACCCCGCTGTAATCGCCCCGGTCACGACTCCAACCCCTCCGGCAATCGCACCGCCTACAATAGCCCTTGCTATTGCCCCGGTCTTCTTGGTCTTAGTATGCGCTTCTTTGACGATGTTTTCAACAATGGCATAGGAACTTATATCCCGATAGGAAATCAGCTTGTCGAAAAACATCATAACCTCGTTATCATCACTGAACATGATGTTGGCATTAGGATTATAAATGTTCTTTCTCCAACCCTCTGTCCCAAAGATTTGACACCGCTCAAACAGTCTTGCCGTTTCCAACTCCTTTCGGGCCAACTCCACTTCGTACAGATCAGGATTACATTTTGCCATCAACTTATCCAGCCTCTTTTGCGCTTTGGCAATATTTTTCTCATTACTGTAATTGTCGTATTGTCCCATGAGATTACACCACCTTTCGCACTTTCTCATACCATGTAGGTCTGCTGATACCAAGTTGACGGCAAGCGTCATTCACCGTAACCAGCCCTTCTTTCTGTTTTTGCACCAGGGCCTTAAATTCATCCGGGTCAATCTCATAAGCAGGGCGACCAAACCCCCTTCCTGTTTTGGCAGATACTTTTCTCCCTCCAACTACTGGCATAGCGGCTATCCCCTCAGCTTGACGCTTCCGTATCTTCTTCCTCTCCTGTTCTGCCATTGCTCCCATAACTTCAATCAGAATGTTATTGACCATCTCGCCAATCCAATCCTGCCCATGGAAGTCCATCAGCGTGGTAGGAACATCAAACACCCTGACAATAATACCATGCTCCTTGAACCACTCCAACTCAGCTTTGATTTCCGCTTTATTCCGTCCAAACCGGTCTAATTCTTCAACCAAAATTTCATCACCGGGAACCAAGATGGATTTTAGCTTTAAGTAATGTTCCCGGTTGAAATTCTTTCCGCTTTGCTTATCGGTGAAGATATGGTCATCGTCCAGATCAGGAGCATAGGCTTTCAGAGCGGCAAGCTGACGAGCAAGGCTCTGGTCTTTGGCTGACACCCGGCCATAGCCATATTTCATTTAGACTCACCCTGTTCTGAGTATTTGTAATCTATAAATTTCTCTTCCTCAGACAAATTAAAATCATCAGCGTCCCAATTTGCAGAACAAGTACCATTGAATACATTTTCACAAGCGGCAGTCATTACCTCCATAGGGCCAGAATTTGACCTTTTGGTTCTCTTCGACAGCTTACCGCTTTTAAGAACAACTCGGTCATAACTGAACTGCCAATGGTCAGATACTATGATATTGCCGCCACAAAGAGGGCAACAGCTTATTTTAGTGCCATATTTCACTTGCTATCACCGCCTGACCCCAATAGAGCGTCCAGGTCATACTTCGGGTCTTCCTTCTGGTCAATCAGAATTTGGTCAGCTCTGCGGACTCCGGGTTTTCTCTCCTGAATGACCACTTCATAACCCAGGGCGGACAGCATTTCGACTGCGCTGTTGAAGGATAGGTTAGTGCTTCTCAGCCGAGAGCTGATTTCATTGCCACGCTCTTTACCAAGAGCCTTTGCCATGGTCAGAAGAGAAACATTTTTCGCTTTCATCAAATCTCGGATAGCCTTGTTGATATACATGGTAATCACCTCTTGATGAAACTATACACTGAATTTATTTTGTTGTCAATAGAGAGTTGAAAATATTTTGTTACTGAATAAGATTTGTAACTGAATGAAGTTTGTTAGGAATATAGCCTTTTTATTTTTGTGGGAATTTTCGCCACTCACCCCGGCCCGGTGGCGGTGGATATATCCCCCGGCCCCGGTATCAGGCAACCGGCCCCGGCTGCACCCTGAAAAGCATAAAAGAACCGCCCCGGAATGAACCAGGGCGGCAAACTCATTTATTAAATTTCATCAATTCAAGAATTATTTGAACCGGTAAAAGCAAGATCAGCAAAACTATATACACAATTACACCGCCTTATATTGTGGTACTCTGATAAATTCATCAAATGCCCATATAACCAGATCAGACGGCGCACAACCGGCAACGGCTGCAAGCTCTTTTCTAATGCCCTCTTCTGTATCGGCTACTATATAGCAACTATACCCGCTTACATCTTCCGGCCCTTCCGGGGTATTCTCTTCATCATGTATAATCCACTCTGAACCAGTGTTAAAATACATTGTTTCAAAAGCGGCCAACGCTTCCCGGCTCCAATCATCCACGGAATAAAAAATCTTGTTCCAATCACTTTGGCAACAACCCCGGATAATTTTCCAATCCCATTTCCGGCCCGTAACAACGGAAAGAACCTTGCACAAAATATCATTCTTTTCCAGGCTTCCGGCTTCCGTATAGGCTTCTACAAGCTCTTTCAGGGCGTGAATATCACGGGTATTATACCGGGCCTTTTCAGGCTCTAAAAGGTCATTTATAGCGTCTGTTGCGTTCTTGTAAAAGCTGCTATAATAACCGCCTTTCTTTATATCGTCCAGGGCTTCGGCTAATTCTCCATTTTCCAGGGCATTATATACCCGGTCAAAAAGTGGGCTTGTACGGCTAATATAATACCGGTTGCCGGTTACATTGATATAATCCGGCCCCATTCCCTCATCATCAAATAAGTGACTATCTTGATACTCTGGCGGTATCTGTTTGCAATAGATCATAATTGCACCCCCCCTTAAATAATCCCGTTTTCCCGAAACTCCCGCAATAGGCCATATTTACGCCCCAGGCGGAAAAACACATCTTGAAAAACTGCCAATTCTGAATAACTGTAATTGTGATTTGAAAAATCCGCTTGCCAGTCAATAGCAAACTGCCTTACTTCTTTTTTGCTTTTCTGGTATCTGCTCATAGCTGCACCGCCTTACACAAAGAGGAAGCGGCGGCTTGTGGTGCTTTTGGTATATCGGGCCGCAACTTCTGGTAAATCCTTCTTCAAAGCGGCAGTATCAAGACGGCAACTTGTGACCGGTTTATAACTTGCTTTGTGTTCGGCCCCGGCGATATGGTCAAGTCCATTTTCGTCCATGTACTTTTTCAAGGTATCTTTTAGGCCGTCAAGCGTGGCCGTGATCTCTTCGGCCATTCTGGAATATTCCGCAATTTCCCGCATAATGCTATTCAGGTTATCGGCTGCGATAGTGTTATAATCCATGTTTTACACCCCTTTACCAATCAATAACGGCCATTCTTTCCGGCTTCAAAACTTTTTCTTTATGGCTCCCGCCGTCATAGGTATTTGGAACAACGCAATAGCTCCAATCCCTTATAATTTCCGTTTTGGGGGATTTTACAAGGCCGTTAAAAAGAATATTTGCAATCTCTTTAATATCACTTTCCGGGACATTAGAAGAGAAAACGCAATCATAAAGCCAAACCGTGTCTAATTCTTCCGAGCAAGCATCTTTTGAATATTTCCCATTACGAACCGGCGTTTTAATATACCTGACCGGGAAAAATGGATTATCTTCCGTTTGGAAATAATAAGCTATCCCGTCAAGAATGAATGTAATATAGCTTGTGTAAAACACTTTAACCGGCTCCGCATTTTCTAAAGCTCTATCAACCACAAAAACACTTTTACCCGGCTTCACCTTTCCGCCGTTGTTTTCCACCACTTCGGACAATGCTTGCATAATGCGGCAACGGTTAAAATCATAAGGCCGCAAAAATAACTTTTGATTTTCAGTATATCCAATAAACATAATTAAACCGCCTTTCCCATTCTGCGCCCCATCATGGCCCGGTAACTTTCTTTATTAGTCATATCCGGCCCCGGCTTCTTTTCTGGCTTTTCTACCGGCAAACCATCCCACCAACTTTTTCCGCCTCCATCCACATTGAAGAAGATCAGAAAATTATTTACATGGCGCATTGTTGTAACACTGTACCCGGCCCACATTCTAACTACTTCGCCGTTGCTGGTGATTTTGCAAACTTTGGTATTATAGGACTGTAAAACTTTTTCGCCGTTGTCCTCTTCAATAACTTTTGCCTTTCCGTAGAAGGATTTTACCCGGCCTTGCATAACTGGCAGATCATAAATTTTCATATTGTGAACCCCTTTCTAAAATGTCTGTTAAGCACTGAATATCTTTTGTATCTTTAATATACACTGAATAAATTCAGTTGTCAATAGGAAAATACAAAATATTTTCAGTGTTTTCTATACATTATAAAAGAGTAAAGAAAAGTACACTTTTCCAGACAATCGGCCCAGGCTGCGCCAGATCAGCCAGGAGCCAGAGGCCAGGGCGCAAAAGAGCCGCCGATCTCCCAAGAAGAGAGGTCGGCGGCTTCCACATAGTCGCAGAGGTGGCCTGGATAGTCGCAGACCTTCGAGCGGGATAGTCGCAAAGTTGTGAGCCATAGTCGTGAACCAAGTCACTCGTCTGTATCATAGTCGCTGGCAGTAGCTTCCAAATACTTCTGTTGAAGCTCTTCCGGGGGAGTCACTTCGCCAAGCTGGTTGTTCGGGGTCAAAACCACTTCCTGCTTGTCCTGATAGCCGAAATGGTTCTTCATCAGGAAGATAGCTGCGACTGGATTGATCTTCCCGTTCTGAGCGTAATCTTCCATTTGAGCGTTCAAAAATTGATACGCCTTTTTTATAAAGTCCCGACTTTCAGGCGGAATAAAGTCGCTCTCAATACCATTAGCCCATTTCCAAAGAGTTCTTCTATCCCTACCAAAAGCCAAAGCCAGTCCCGCAACACTCGGCTTCATATCATCCTCAGCACAAATGCTCAGATACATTCCAATACGCTCTTTGACCTGGGCAGGTTCCTTCATATCCACATTGGGCCAATCCCACATCTTCATGGAATGTTCAATATATCTACGATTATCGCCCGGTTCAGCATGGACACTCATAGCTTCCGTCCGATCAGGTCGCTTGTTCCCGCCAGTCCCCTTCGGACGGCCACGCCCTCTCTTCGGAGTCAATTCTTCACTCATATTCAGCACTCCTTCACTAATTATTTTCAGTTAGCCTTTAGTGAATTTAGTGACCCATTTTCGATTTTTGCTATAAATCTCTCTATATATCACTCTCTATGGAGGGTTTATACAGAAAAATATAGAAATAGCGGTCAAAAATGCCCTTAAAGCCTTGCGCCACAAGGGTTTCCGGTAGTGGCCGATTATTCACCAAAAAAGTCACTAAAACGCACCAAAGGCCAAAAGTCGCAAATATATTCAGTAGGCCACTAAATATATTCCTCTCATGCCGGGAACAAAACTACGGTTTTCGCTCCATCCTTTTGAAGCCACTCAAAATAGGCGATTTTGTCTACCCGGCACCCTTCTTCAAACGGGTTATCAGTATTGCAAATGACCATTTCCACAGAAGCGTCTTCGGGGATATTGGTTAACTTTGCTTTCAGTTCTTTCACGGTCATATTTCTTCCTCACTTTCACTCGCAGAGGTATCGTCACCTTGCATGGAAGCTCGTATAAAAGCCTGGGTCAAGATCATGGCTTCTCCGGGAGTTGCACCGGCCTGAATGGTGGCTCGGTAGAAGAGGATGCCGGTTTCAGCCAGAACACCGATTGCCTTATACAGCTCCTTGAACTTGTCATTATTACTCATT